TGAAACTGAAAAGAAAGCAGAATTTATAATTTCACCAGCAGAAGATGCAGACCTTACTCAATATGAAAATCACTTTGATATCGTATTTAGTTCACCTCCATATTTCAATGTAGAAAGATATTCATACGATGATACTCAAAGTTGGGTTAGATATAAAAATATTGATGCGTGGAATAAATTGTTTCTTCATAAAACAATTGCAAATGTTTGGCCTACTTTAAAAAAAGGTGGTATTCTTGCAATTAATATTGCAGATGTATATGCGGCATCTAAAGGTGATGGTAAGGGTTATAAAGAGATATGTAATCCAATGAATGATTTTATTAAAACATTAGGTGCGGAATATGAAGGTTGTTTAGGCATGGAAATGGCTAAGAGACCTGGTTCAGCAGGAGCAGGTGCTATTATTGAGGGAGATGAAGGTAGATATACCGAAGAAGCTTTAGAAAAAGCAAGAGAAGCGGCAGACAAAACATTTTGTGAACCTGTTTGGATTTGGAAAAAATTATGATAATAAAAGATTACTTTAAAAAGTTTTATGGAATGGAGCCGTATATTCGTATTGAAAAAGACGAATGGCAAACTATTCTTCAAACTTATACTAAAGAAGAAATTATAGATGAACTTTCAGAAGTCCTTCACACGTATCCACCACCAATTCCAAATATTACCGAAGAACAAACTTTGGATGCATATAAAAAATTAAAAGGTACTTGGTGGCCCGATATATTGGTTGAGGGTAAATGGTTTCCTCGTAATGAGAGAGTATCAACGTATCCATTAACATACGATAACTCTGAATACTACTTCAGAAGGACAAACGTTGGTAATAACGCATCAAATCCGTTCCACATTGAAAATCGTTGGAAGGTTGATTGGGTTAGAACACCATCGGGTTGGAAGACATGGCAGACAGTTGATGGTATTAAAACGATTGTAAGAGCTTATTTTACTTTGGATAAAATGTTATTGGATGTTACTATGGAAACTTTAAAGATGGCAACAACATTGAGAAAGTATGTAGCATCGCAATTTAAGCCGGTTATAGCAAAAGCATTCTACGATAAGTTCCAAAGCCAAAATGTAATGGATTTTTCAGCAGGATGGGGTGACCGTTTAGCTGGATTCTTTGCCGGAGAAACAACTAAATTTTATTTAGGCATTGACCCGAATAGTAGCAATCACTCCAATTATCAAAACCAAATTGAATTTTATAAAAAACATAAAACATTTTTTGAAGAAGATAAAGATGCAAGAATGTTAGAAGCTGCAGCGGAAGATGTAGATTATTCAGAGTATGAAAACTTTTTTGATACAATCTTTACTTCACCACCGTATTTTAATACTGAAAGATATTCGTTTGATGATACTCAAAGTTGGATTAGGTATAAAAAGTTTGACGATTGGAACAAAGGGTTCTTTCATACAACTTTAGAGAAAATTATACCAACCTTAAAAAAAGGTGGAATACTGGCAATCAATATTGCAGATGTATTTTCAGCACCGGATAAGGGGTATGTAGATATAGTTAATTCTATGAACGATTTCCTTCAATCTAAGGGGTTAATTTACAAAGGGTGTATTGGTATGGAAATGACAAAAAGACCCAATAGCGGGGGTGCTGGGATGGCTGTATCTGAGTATTATTCGGATGAACTGAAGGAAAAGGCGGAGGAAACCAAAAACCATGCATTTGGAGAACCAATATGGATTTGGGAAAAATAGATTTGGTAATTTGAATAAATTATCGTATATTTGTATTCACAATTTAAAATTTAAACATAAACAAAAATGAACAAAGCAAAATTAACAAGATTTATCCAAAAGTATAGTTTGGGTGGATTAGTAGAATCAGTAGCTTGGAAAGCAGGAGATAACAAATTAGTTACTCGTTTTATTTCTGATGACAAAACTGTATTAGGAGAGATTCAACTAGACAACTTCGCATTTACTTCACCTGATTTAGGTGTGTACACAACGTCAACATTATCAAAACTACTTTCAGTAGTTGGTGAAGATATTGAGTTGGAAACACAAGAAATTGAAGGTAAAGCGGTGAATATTTTCATTAAGAGTGAAAATACAAAAGTTCAATTTCAATTGGCGGATTTGGCAGTTATTCCAAATGTACCAGATTTGAAAAAACTTCCTGATTTTGATGTTGATATCAATTTCGATGGTGCATTTATTGATAAGTTCATCAAAGCTAAAAACGCATTAAGTGAAGTTGATACATTTACTATTCTTAGCGAAAAGAAAGAATTGAAAATTGTATTAGGATACTCAAACATCAATTCAAACAGAGTTGTATTTGTAGTTGATAAAGCATATGATGGTGAAATAAAACCAATTTCTTTCTCTGCAAAATATTTGAAAGAAATTTTAACCGCTAACAAAGAGGCAACATCTGTTGTATTAAAAGTATCTACACAAGGTATTTCGCACGTTGAATTCAAAATTGATGATTTCAATGCAAAATATTTCTTAGTAGAACAACAATTAACCGCATAATGAGTTTTAACTACGAGAAGAAATATTTCTATGAAAAGAATGACTGGTTATACGAACCGGAAGTAAACTTATTATACGAAGAAGTTCTAAAAATGCCATTCGCTGACTTTGGAAAGTGGGTGGCATTTTTTAGAGAACTTGCAGTAAGAAAGTGGAATGAGACGGGTGCACCACCTAGAATTGGTGTCGATGAATCTGAAATGATTGAGCAGTTCTCTAAACTACAAACTTACAAAGTAAATAAGTTTGAAGAAAAGGATGATGACGGTAACGAAGTTATCTTTAACTTTAATAAATTCGCCACACCCGTAAATCAATTCTTTCCTGCAATGTATAAAACAGGAATAGGTGGTTCGGCATATGATAAACCAAAACCATCAATTTACGATGTATTTTCAGATGATGCCTATTTACCAGAATTCATTAAACAAATGAGAAGATTGACTAGGCAAGATGGTATGTATCGTTTTTCTAAAACACTTCACTTAGATAATCCAGAATTTCATAATTCACATATTCAAAGTGGTAAAGAGTGGATTGAGAAGTGGGTAGGTGGTGATGATAAGCATGGGTATGGATTTTGTTTATCACAAGCGGATAGTAAAGTTCCATCACCACCAATTACTGCACAAGAGGTAAAGGATTTGTATAAAGCAGGTATATTGAAGTATGAAAATATATCTTCACTTAAAACTGCGGATTGGGGTGATAACATTGATAATCTTATTGATGTTCCAAAACAACCTATTCAGATTAAAATATATCCATTAGGACAAAGAATATTTCCTGAAGCAACTGCCGCATTTCGTATCGGTATGGGTACACAGGCGGTTGTAAACTTTCCACCATTAACAGCAAAGTACTTATATGAAAGATTTACAAATCATATTAAGGAGCAAGATGTAATTAACATTTATGACCCTTCGGCTGGTTGGGGTGGGAGAATATTAGGAGCATTGAGTGTAGATGATAGAAATATACATTATATTGGTAATGACCCTAATACTGAAAACCAAATACCAGAAATTGGTAAAACTCGTTATGAATATCTTGCGGAGTTCTTTAATAACAAAGTTCCTGGTGCGGCTAATCCGTTTTGGGGGCACGCAAATACATACGAACTCTTTACAACGGGTTCGGAAGTTATTGCAGATGACCCGAGATTTCAAAAATATAAGGGTAAATTAGATTTTGCATTTACTTCACCTCCGTACTTTGATAGAGAAAGATATTCGGATGATGATTCGCAATCATTTAAGAAATTTGGCAACTATGAAAGTTGGAGAGATGGTTTCTTAAAACCAACACTTACAACAATTTTTGAATACCTACGAAACGATAGATACGTTTGTTGGAATATCGCAGATATTAAAGTTGGACCTGATAAATTTTATCCATTAGAACAAGATAGCATTGATATCCTTACACAATTAGGATGCGAGTACAAAGGTAAGTTGAGAATGACAATGAGTCCTATGACGGGAATGGATTTATCCAAAGCGAAGAATTCTATGCAAATAGAAGGACAATTTTACAAATACGAACCAATTTTTATATTTTATAAACCATAACATAATAGATGTATCAAAACATTTTCTTTGAAAGAAACCGGAACTTAATTCACTTGTGGGATGATACGATTGGGTATCGCACATTTCCTTATAAAAAATACGCATACATCAAAGACCCAAACGGTGAATATGAATCTATGTATGGGGACCGTTTAACTAAAGTAGATAAATGGGAAAAAGATAGTGGTGAAGAATTATTCGAATCTGATGTACCCGAAACAACTAGAGTATTAGTTGATTTGTATAATGACGATGTTCCATCTAAGGGACATATTGTTTTAACTTTTGACATTGAGGTAGAAATGAATTCAGGTTTACCAAATATTGAAAAAGCAGAAAATGAAATTACTTCAATAGCCGCACATGATGATGCTACAAAAGAATATCACGTATTTGTTGTTGATAAAAATGGCAAAGTAAATGGTAAATCATTCCAAAAAGATGGTAGAGATGTACACGTTCATGTCTTTGGTAATGAGCGTGATTTGTTGATGAAATACTTAACTTATATTGAAAGTATAAATGCAACAATTTGGACAGGATGGAATATTGATTTCTTTGACGTTCCATATCTTTATAATCGTATTAGAAACGTAGCAGGAGAAAAACAAGCCAATCGTCTTTCCTCAATCGGTAAAACATATTGGTCACCATATCGTAATCGTTATAGTATTGCAGGTGTTAGTGTTATGGACTATATCGGATTATATAAAAGATATAATTTTGGGTTAGAAAGTTCATATACTCTTAATCATATCGCTACAAAAGAATTGGGTAGAGGTAAGCTGGAATATGAAGGAAGTTTGGATGACCTATTTGAAAATGATTTAGAAAAATTTATTGAGTACAACATTACTGACGTAGAACTGATTGTAACGATGGATGCAAAACTTCAATTTATTGAATTAAGTAGAGCCATTTGTCACTCCGGTTTTACTCCATATGAAGATTATATTTTTTCATCAAAATACTTAGAAGGTGCATGTTTGGCATATCTTAAAACAAAAAAATTAGTAGCACCAAATAAACCAAAAAATCACAAAGATAAACTCGCCGAACAATCAGAAGCGGGTGAAGATAAGTTTATTGGGGCATATGTAAAAGAACCTATTGTTGGTAAATATGATTGGATATATGATTTGGATTTAACATCTCTATATCCATCAATTATTATGACCCTAAATATTTCACCGGAAACTAAGGTTGGTAAGATTTCAAATTGGGATCCTGAAGCTTGGGTTAGGGGTGAAGAAAGGCAATTTACAGTTGTTGGAAAAACAAAAGAGTTTACATATAATAGAAAAGAATTAGAGGAAGTTATCAAAGGTAATCAATTAGGTGTAGCTGCAAATGGGGTATTATATACTCAAAAGAAACCTGGATTAATTGCAGATATTTTAGATAATTGGTTTAATAAAAGAGTTGAGTTCAGAAAATTAGAAAAAAAATATGGAGAAGAAGGTAATACTGAATTGTATGATTTTTATGCAAAAAGACAATTAGTACAAAAGATTCTTTTGAATTCGATGTATGGTGTATTAGGACTTGTAGCATTTCGTTTCTATGATATTGATAACGCCGAAGCCGTAACAATTACCGGTCAAACTGTAATTAAAAAAACTGCGGAAATGGCAAATCTTAAATACCAAAAAGAGTTAGGTACAAAAGATGATTACAATGTTTACATTGATACCGATTCAATTTATATGATGGCAGAGCCTTTAGTAAAACATAGATATCCTGAATATAAAACATTTGACCAAGATAGAATGGCGGCGGAAGTTAATACCATTGCAGATGAAACACAATCGTTTTTAAATTCATTCTACAATTTATTAGCTGAACGATTTTTTTGTATTCCAAAAGAAAAACATCGTTTTGAAATTAAGAAAGAATATATCAGTAAAGCGGGATTTTGGGTAGCAAAGAAAAGATACGCACAATGGATGATTTTAAAGAATGGTATTCCTTGTGATAAGTTGGACGTAAAAGGATTGGATGTAGTTCGTTCATCATTCCCAAAGGCATTTCAGGACTTTATGGCTAAAATGTTAAAAGATATTTTAATGGGTAAAACAAACGAAGAAATAAATGAATCTCTTTTAGAATTTAAAAAGAGTTTACCTAATCTTCGTATTAATAAAATCGCCAAAGGTGGAGCTATTAAAGAATTAAGTAAATACGATAAAGGTAAGTGGAGAAAAGATAGTGGATTGGCTATTGCTAATTTTGAAAAAGGAACACCTGCACACGTTAAAGCCGGTATTACATATAACCGATTACTAAAATTCTTTGAATGTCCGTTTAAATACGAACCAATCAGAGATGGTGAAAAAGTTAAATGGGTATATCTCAAAAATAATCCATTGGGAATAGATACATTAGCATTTAGAGATTATAATGACCCAAAAGAAATTATGGATTTCGTAGAACAATATGTTGATAGAGATGGGATTTATAAAGCGGAGTTAGAAAACAAATTAACTGATTTCTATAACGCTCTAAAATGGGAAATGGCATCCGCCGATTCTCAAAACGCAAAAAAGTTTTTTGAATTCTAAACTTTTTTTCGTATATTTGTAAAACAAAATAAAATTATGGCAAAAACTAAAAAAACACAAGAAGAAAATTTAGAACCAATTGGTGAAGTAAAAATGACATCAGCTGAAAAATTAGAACAATGCGAGTGGGTATTCCAATTTGATGGAGATGAACCACAGATATTTGCATGGACAGGCGAAGATATGACGGATGAAGAACCAACTGTAACATTTACTATTAGTAATACCAAAGATGCTTATATATCTTTTACAAGTAAACAAAATGGTAAACGTTTTAAATTATTCGCCAGAGAACTTTCAGATGAAGGAAAAAAATTGAGAGAACATAACCTAAAAATGAACCCAAAAAATGAAAGTTAATATAAAAAGGTTACATGAAAACGCAACGATTCCATTTTACGCAAAAGAAAGTGATGCTGGAATGGATTTAGTTATTACAGATATTAAGGGAGAAACTGAGTGGGATATCAGTTATGGATTTGGTATCTCAATGGAAATACCTGACGGTTTTATGGGACTTGTTTTTCCTCGTTCATCTATCCGCAAAACCGATTTAATCCTTAGCAATTCAGTTGGTGTAATTGATGCTGGTTATAGAGGTGAAATTCAAGCCACATTTAAGAAAACGGGTGGAGCAGTATATAAAATTGGAGATAGAGGGGCACAACTTATTATCATACCACATCCAATTATAGAATGGGATGAAGTAAATGAATTAAATAATACCGAAAGAGGCGAAGGCGGATTCGGTTCAACTGGAAAATAAAAAATAAAAATATGTTTGAATTTAAAGAAGAACAAATAAATCACTCGTTATGGGTGGAAAAATATCGTCCATCTAAACTAGATGATTATGTTGGAAATGAACACTTAAAAAGTAAAGTAAGTGGGTATATTGAAAACGAAGATGTTCCCCATCTTTTATTTTTTGGGAAAGCCGGTACTGGTAAAACAACATTGGCAAAGTTAATTGTTAGTTCAATTGAATGTGATTTTATGATGATTAACGCATCTGATGAGAATAATGTTGAGACCGTAAGAAATAAAGTAAAGAACTTTGCATCTTCTATGGGATTCAAAAAATATAAAATCATTATCTTAGATGAGTTTGATTATATGACTCCTCAAGCACAAGCAATCCTTAGAAATTTGATGGAAACATTTAGCAGGCATTGTAGGTTCATTTTAACTTGTAATTATATTGAAAAGATTATTGAACCAATTCAAAGCCGTTGTCAAACGTTTCAAATTACACCACCAACTAAAAAAGATGTGGCAATTCAAATGAGTAAGATTTTAAAATCAGAAAGTGTTGAGTTTGACCCAAAGGATTTAGTTCCAATTATCGATTCTTCTTATCCAGATATTCGTAAGATTATTAATACCTGTCAATTAAATTCTCTTAAAGGTAAATTACAAGTTGATGTGCAAAATCTTTTAGATAATGACTATAAGTTGAAAGTTCTTGAAGTTCTTAAATCGAATGATGATAAGAGAAACAAGTATATGAAAATTAGACAAACGGTTCTTGATTCAAAGGCTACTGATTTTTCTGACCTCTATACATTACTATATGAAAAAGTTGATGATTATGCAGGAGAAAATACTGCAAATGTAATTTTAGTTTTAGGTGATGGTGTTGCTAAATCAGCAGTAGCAATTGATAAAGAAATTATCGCAGCAGCTACATTAATTCAAATTTTAAATATAATTTAATATGGCTAACATTTTAGGAGCAGGTGGACAACCAATCGGAGGACAAGAAGAAAAACCAATACCTTTAGAAAAAACTGAGGCAATAGGATGTAAGAAATGCGGTGGTGAGATTTTTGTACAAGGGTTTGGATTTCGTAAGATTTCAAAGTTATTAACTGGCAAACCAAAGGATGAAGTTCTACCCGTAGAGTTATTCTTATGTGGTGATTGTGGTGAAGTATTAAATGATTTATTACCTCCGGGTTTAAAAGTAGAAGACTAATGGCAAAAGGATTATTCGACCACATCAATGCAATTACAAAAGACCAGGACCCAAAGTATTGGGATAAGCTAGAAGATGCTGATAAAAAGACTTGGAGTAATTGGTTAATTATACGTTATATGTCTATGAATCCTGATTGGATTGAGATGGTAGCGGAAATACAACCATATATTCAAGAGGCACCTCCTAAAGCGGTTTATAAAGCATTAATTGGAGTCATACCAAAAGGAAAATCATATCTTCGTTATATGAAAGGTAAATCGGTAAAAGATTATGAACAATGGATTATCGATTTGGTAGCGAAATGGTTTATGGTTTCTACCAGAGAAGCATCTGAATATTTGGATATATTATATGAAAGTACTACTGGTAGAGAAGAAATTAAACGAATTGCCGAAGCGTACGGCACAAATCCAAAAGAAATTACTAAGTTGAAACTTAAACTATAATTTGGTAATCTCACCCTTTTTTCGTATCTTTGAGGTATAAATAAACATAATGGCAAAAGTATCATTTTCGCAGTACTCAATGTGGAGTAGCTGCCCCCAACAATATAAGTTAAACTATATAGATAAATTAGGTGAAAGTTCTGGTAACATTCACACACTATTTGGTAGTGCAATGCACGAAACTATCCAACATTATCTTTCGGTAATGTATGGTGTATCTAAAAAACAAGCCGATGAAATTGAATTGGATAGTTTGTTATTGGATAGAATGAAAGAAAATTTTACCAAAGAAAAAGAAGCCCTTAGTGAAGGTGCTCCGTGTACTCAATTAGAATTAGAAGAATTTTACGGTGATGGTAGACGAATTCTTAGTTGGTTTAAAAAGTATTGTAGTAAATTTTATTCTAAATCCGGCTATGAACTAGTTGGTATTGAAATTCCATTAAATGCAAATATTAAACCGGGTGTTCATTTTATTGGTTATATAGATATTGTATTGAGAGATTTAGCGGAAAATTCAATTATAATTGTTGATTTAAAAACTTCAACAATGGGTTGGAATCAATATCAGAAAGCTGATAAGATGAAAAATTCTCAAATCCTATTATATAAAAAATACTATTCAGAATTATTTAATGTTCCTCTTACTAAAATAAAAGTAGAATATCAGATAATGAGAAGAAAACTACCTGAAGATTCTGCATTTCCAATCCCATACATATCAAAGCACGTACCTCCTAACGGCTCACCTTCGGTTAATAAAGTATATGATGAATTTATGGAATTTATTAATACTGTGTTTGATGACGGTGGTGGATTTAAAGATATTGAATTCCCTAAAGTACCTGGACAAAACAAAAAGAATTGTAAATGGTGTGAGTTTATGAGTAGAGGGATATGTGATGGAAAAGCAAGTAAATAAAAAAGTTCCTTAAAAATTATTGTTTTTTTATTTACAATATACTTATATATACAAATATATAAAAAAACAATATCCACAATGGAACATGAAAACACAAAACTAACAACCGTAAAAATATTGAAAGATGTGTATTCATCATTTAAAAAAGTATCTTTTAATTCAGATGTTACTCTACAAAAATTGGTAAATAGAACTGTAGAAAGATACGTTTCAGACGAAAGTTTTAGAAGCGAAATGAACGAATATGTAAAACTACAAATATCCGGTTCACAATTTTAACAACACAAATAAGTTATGGCAAAAAAGAAGATTCTGTTACTTTCAGATGACTTAAGAATGGCAAGTGGTATTGCCACCGTATCAAAAGAATTAGTATTAGGTACAGTACATAAGTACGATTGGTTTCAAGTAGGAGCCGCAATTAATCATCCAGAAGCTGGCAAGGTTTTAGATGTTAGTGAAGATATACAAAAAAATTATGGTATCGCGGATGCTAATGTAAAGATACTTCCTTGGAATGGTTATGGTAATGCGGACTTGATTAGACAATTAATCAATACCGAAAAGCCTGATGCTATCCTACACTTTACTGACCCTCGTTATTGGACATGGTTGTATGATATCGAACATGAAATCAGACAAAATGTTCCACTTTTATTTTACGCAATTTGGGATGATTTACCAGACCCATTATATAATCGTAACTTCTATGAAAGTTGTGATTGGATTGGTTGTATTTCTAGACAAACATATGGTATCATTAAAAGATTATCAGCGTTAGATACTAAACCAACTTGGAAACCTAAAAAAGATTGGCAAGTAGGGTATGTACCACATGGTATTAATACAAACATATACAAACCAGCAGAAGTCTCTGCAGAATTCCGTAAAGAGATTTTAGGTGGTAAGGATTATGATTTTGTACTATATTGGAGTAATCGAAATATTAGAAGAAAACAACCTGCAGATGTTATCGTAGCATTTAAAAAGTTTTGTGATAAGATTGGTAAAGAAAAAGCAGATAAAGTTTGTTTAGTAATGCACACTCAACCGGTGGATGAGAACGGCACCGATTTACCAGCGGTAATTGATGTGATGGCACCTGATTGTAATATTATATTTTCCGAAAAAAGAAGACCACAAGAAGAATTAAATCTCATCTATAATATAGCAGATGTAACAATTAACATTGCTAATAACGAAGGATTTGGATTGGCAACGGCAGAATCTATTATGGCTGGAACTCCAATTATTGTAAACGTAACTGGTGGATTGCAAGACCAATGTGGATTTGAAGTTGATGGAAAAATGTTAACTGCAGAAGATTACATTAAAATTGGTTCATTGCACGAATGGAGAAAGTGGGAAGGTAAAGCTATTCCTGGTTCGTGGGTAACACCTGTATGGAGTAGAGCATTAGCATTAGCAGGTTCAGTTCCAACACCTTATATTTGGGATGATAGAGTTGATATAGAGGATGTTGCAGACGCAATTGAGCAAGTGTACAACACACCAAAAGAAGTTCGTAAAACGAACGGATTAGAGGGTAGAGAGGCGTTTGTCAATCAAATGGGATTAACACATACAAATATGTGCCAAACATTAGTTGATGGAATTGAATCAATATTTGAAAATTGGAAACCTCGTGAAAGATTTGAGGTATTTAAAATAAAATAAGTTATAAAATATGAATAAGTCAACATTAGTATTTCAAGGACCTATATTCACTCGTAGTGGTTATGGTGACCATTGTAGAGATTTAATGAAATCACTTCGTAAAATGGATAAGTACGATATAAAAATTATTCCATTACGTTGGGGAAGCACACCACAAAATCAAGTAAGTGACCAGGATGAATTTGGTAGATGGATGTTAGAAAGAGTTATTGGTAGTATTGATACAAAACCGGATGTGTTTGTACAAGTTTCAGTAGCAAACGAATTTGAACCAAAAGGACATTATAACATTGGTATTACAGCCGGCGTTGAAACTACAATCTGTCCAAAAGATTTCATTGATGGTTCTAATAAGATGGATTTAATTATAGTACCATCACATTTTACAAAACAAAATATTGGTGGAACTGTATATCAACAAAAAGATAATGTAACCGAACAAATAGTTGGAGAAATTAAAGTAACAAAACCAATTGAAGTTCTTTTCGAAGGAGTTGATACTGAAATATTTTCCAAAGGAAGTGGTAATGATGTATTAGCTAATGTAAAAGAGGATTTTAATTTCTTAATTGTAGGACATTGGTTAAAAGGAGATTTAGGACAAGATAGAAAAGATATTGGTATGGCAATTAAAACATTTGCAACTGTATTCCAATATATGCCAAAGGATAAAAGACCAGGCCTTATTGTTAAAACATCACACGCTGGATTTAGTGTAATTGATAGAGAAGCAACTAGAGAAAAGCTTGAAGGTGTATTAAAAACATTTGGCGATAAATGTCCATCTATATATTTGTTACATGGTGATATGGAAGAAACTGATATGAGTAATTTATATCATCATCCAAAAGTTAAAGCAATGATATCATTTACTAAAGGTGAGGGGTATGGTAGACCTATGGCCGAATTTACCCTAACAGGTAAACCAATTATTGCAAGTGGTTGGAGCGGACAAATGGACTTTCTACCACCGGATAATGCAGTTTTATTAGAAGGTAATTTAACACCTGTACATGAATCGGCAGCTGACCAATTTTGTATGAAAGAAGCACAATGGTTTACTGCAAATTATTCAAACGCAGCTAATAAGATATATGATGTATATAACAAGTATGATTCTTATTTAGATAAATCAAAAGGATTGAGAGAAAATACTTTAAAAAACTTCACCTTAGATAAAATGAATGAAAAATTTGAACAAATACTTAATACTTATGTAAAAGAGCAACCCAAATTAGTCCCATTCAATATGCCAAATGTGAATTCAACTAAAATGCAAATACCAAAATTAAATAAGATTTAAAATGCCGTTCGCAAATTTATACAAATCATATATAGAAGCAGAAGTAAGCGTTGGTAAAACGGCGATTAAACCAAGAAACGTATATATAGTTGAATCGTATGTTTATGCGGACGGTAAACAAAAAAGTTTTTCTGGTAACAATACCGCTTATATATTTGTGATAGGTATTTCTCCTAAAAAGGTAATATCTTGTATAAAATTAAGTGAAATAAAACCTGATAAATTTTTTAAATGGTTACAACCGTTATTTAATCCAAGTATTACTAATGAAGCATGGGAAAAATCTAAAACTTTAGATGAGGTATTAAAAAAGAGTGGTAAAGATGGTAGTGGGTTATTCAGTCAGTTTGTAAAAACTAGCCCAATTTATAACTTAAACCCAACACCATATAGAACTTATTCTTTGCAAGGAATAAAACAGGCATCTGAAGTTAAATTCAAAAAAGATTTTCTTAAATCAATACATCCGATTTTACGTCTTAAAACGGAAAAACCCAAATCAACAACTCCAGAACCGGTGGAAACACCAACCCCAACTGAATCAAAAACTAAAGTTTAATTATTTTATTTTTAAACAATATTTATATTTACTATTATAGTAATCTAATTAGTAATTATAAAATATGGCATTAGTAACAAGAATTCCTAAAGGGGCTCCACTCACAGCCGCTGAGATGGATAATAACCTAACGTATTTACAGGGGTTAATAAACGCAGGTACATCGGGTACATCCGGAACATCAGGTACATCTGGTTCAAGTGGAACTAGTGGCACGGCCGGTACTTCTGGTACAGGTACCGCAGGAACTGCTGGTACATCTGGTACTTCAGGCACATCGGCTACAAGTGGAACTTCTGGTACTTCAGGCACATCTGCTACAAGTGGTACTTCTGGTACATCTGGATTAAAAGGTGATTTATTTACATCAACATCATCAACATCCGAATCTATAACCATTGGAGCAAAAACATTTACAATAGGAACTGGTCTTTCTTGGACACCTGGACAACAAACAATTATAGCATATGATGGTAGTAATTATATGACAGCTACCGTAACATCTTACAATAGTGGTACTGGACAATTTGTTGTTAATGTTGTTTCCGTTGTTGGTAGTGGTGGTCCATTTACATCTTGGAGTATAAATACGGCAGGTGCAACCGGACAAGCTGGTTCATCTGGTACATCAGGTTCCTCTGGCACAAGTGGAACAAGCGGTAGTTCAGGAACTTCAGGAACAAACGCAAGTGCAGGAACATCGGGAACATCCGGAACTTCTGGTACGAGTGGAGTAAATGGTACGAGTGGGGTAAATGGTACGAGTGGCGTAAATGGTACGAGTGGCGTAAATGGTACATCTGGAACATCGGGAACAAACGCAAGTGCAGGAACTTCTGGTACATCAGGTACATCAGGTACATCAGGACAAACTGGTACATCTGGAACTTCTGGAGTAAATGGTACGAGTGGAGTAAATGGCACGAGTGGAGTAAATGGAACATCGGGAACTTCTGGTACATCGGGAACATCTGGTACAAGAGGTACTTCGGGAACTTCTGGAACAAGTGGAGTATTAGCTTTAAACGGAACAACTGATAATGGTGTAATTACATCAAACAATGGTACATCGGGTAATGTGGAATCTAATTTATTATTTGATGGTAATTTATTAACCGTAACGGGTAATATATCAGCATCTGGAACATTAACTGCATCATTAGCAAGTGGATACGCATGGGTTGGTGGTCCTGGTAATAGAGCAACATTAGTAGCAACCTCATCATTTGGTGGAGGAACTGCAACAACCGATGGTATATTCAGAACAACTGGTTCTGTGGTAGCAACAACAAATAATGTACAAATAACTGGTTCATTAGATATCAATGGTAGTGTAACTGCATCGTTAAGACAAGGATATGTTTGGGTTGGTGGAACTACGAATAAAAATAATTTACAAATAGCAACGGCTTCGTTGGGTACATCGTTAACAATTGCAGATTCAGTACCAAACGTTCCAGTATCAGCAGTTAGTCAAATAACTTTTAGTGGAGCAACACTAACAAATAATGGAAGTGGGGCTGTTACAGTAACAATAACCGGTGGAGGTGGTAGTGGTTCATCTGGAACAAGTGGTACGAGTGGTATAAACGGCGGTGCGGGGACATCGGGAACATCTGGAGTAAATGGAACTTCTGGAATAAATGGATTTGGTTCTTCTGGAACAGGTGGAAGCAGTGGTACATCTGGTACAAATGGAACAGGTTCTTCTGGTATAAATGGTACAGCTGGAAGTAGTGGTACATCTGGTACAAATGGTTCAAATGGTACAAGTGGAAATGGTTCAAATGGTTCAGCGGGTACATCGGGTACTTCTGGTATAAATGGCCTTCTTGGTTCTTCTGGAACTTCTGGAACTAATGGAACATCTGGTACATCCGGATTAACCGGTGGTGGTGGTTCTTCTGGTGTTAGTGGTACAAATGGTACTTCTGGAACAAGCGGAGCATTAACCCTAACTGGAACTACTGATAATGGACTTATTACTTATGATGGTATTATCACAAGCGCTGGAGTTGTCGAATCATCTATGACTTATGATGGAGCAACTAGAATATTAACCGTAAGTGGTTCAACTGATATATACGCAGCAAGTAGAATACGAACAACTACATTTAATGGATTATCTTCTCCTGCAACTATAAGTGCCGTTGTTGGTACATTAGCTGTATCTCAATCTGGTGCAGGTGGGGCTTTGGTGTTTTACAATGGTTCAAACTGGATAGTGGTTGCAGCAGGTCCATAATAATAATTAATAAAAAATATAAATGGGTAATCTTAAAAAAGTTACCCATTTTTTTGTGTTTTCTTTTAAAATTCTATATTTATATCTATATATACATATACATAAATTACATTTGGTAATTTGAAAAAAAAGTTTTATATTTGTACCTATGATAAATGTTACCTACGCAATAACTGTTTGTAATGAACTTACTGAAATTACAACCTTAATAGATTTTCTAAAAGATAAAATTGGAGAAGAAGATGAAATATTAATACAATACGATTCAGATTCCGTAACCGATGCTGTAAAAAGTTATTTGGATATAATTTCCCAAATACATGCTTCAAAAATAAAAGTAATTGGATTCCCATTAAATAAAGATTTTGCATCATATAAAAATAATTTAAAAAATCACGCAAAAGGAATTTTCATTTTCCAAATTGATGCAGATGAAACACCTACTGAATATATGGTTGAAAATATCCATCAACTTCTAGAATATAATAAAGAAGTAGACCTTTTCTTTGTACCTCGTATCAATACGGTTACCGGATTAACTAATGAGCATATTAGAAAATGGGGATGGAAAGTAGATGAAAAAGAATGGATAAACTTTCCTGATTATCAAACACGTCTTTATAGAAGAACATCTGAAATAGAATGGCAAGGTAAAGTACATGAAAGAATCGCAGGTTATAATACTCTTTCAGTATTACCACAAGATGAACAATTTTGTTTGTATCATCATAAACAAATCGAAAGACAAGAAAAGCAAAACGATTACTATGATACCATCTAAGATAGCTTTCCTTACTGAAATGGGATTTGTTGGAAAAGTTCCAGCCAATCACCCAAATATGAGAACGGAGTTTGCTTGGATGTACGCTTTAGATGCTGACCATTTTAATATTCATTTGTTTGGTGCAGATAAAAATTTGACAGGTTATGACCACGTCTTTGTTATATTTCCAAAAGGTAAAACATTCTTAAGTTCGGAAGGAAGTAGATTGGTAAACGGAGTTAATCCATTTTCAGAATTACTTCAGCAAGATATTGTTGGTAGAATAAAAGAAAAAGGTAATACTTCGGTTCACTATATTCAAGAAGGACCTCATTGGTGGTATAACGATTATGAGATAGCAGACCAAATTTATTTTTATAACTTCTTAGCAAGTTGCGATTCCATATTTACACACAACGATTCGGATGTGTATTACTATAAAGGATTGTTTCCGAATAAAAAAGTAAGACCTATTGGTACACTAATGATTGATACTCTAACCAAAGATATCGTACCTACAAAAGAAGATAAAGTAATTATAGGTGGTAACTTTGCAAGATGGTATGGTGGATTTGAAAGTTATATGATAGCTGGAAACTTTGAAGTTCCTATTTGGGCTCAAACATCACACGCTATGAGAGAAAATGAAAACGTAGTTGACAACTTAACTCATTTACCTCGTATGATGTGGTGTGAATGGATGGCTGAATTATCAACATTCAAATACGCAGTTCATATGATGCCAACGGTAGCAGCTGGTACATTTGCTTTGAATTGTGCATACTTTGGAATTCCTTGTATTGGAAACCAAGATGTAGATACTCAATTACTTTGCCATCCATCACTATCGGTAGCGGTAAATGATTTGGAGGCAGCAAGAGAATTAGCAATACAATTAAAAGAAGATAAAGAATTTTATAATCAATGTTCGGAAATGGCAAAGAATAATTATGAAGCTTGTTTTTCAAAAGAACTTTGGTTAAGAAATATAAAAAGAGAATTATGATAACAGTTATATTAAATGGTTATAAAAGAGGAGAGAATCTAAATGAACAAATGGAAGCTCTCAAAAATCAAACCCTACCACCGGATGAAATACTTGTTTGGTATAATAATCCTGGTGATAATGATTTGATTAATTACGATATTGGTACAGAAGTTCCCGTTGCATATTGTAACTATAATTTTGGTGTGTGGGCAAGATTTGCTTTCGCATTTATGGCAAAAAATCCTTATGTATGTATGTTTGATGATGATACAATTCCTGGTAAGAAATGGTTAGAGAATTGTATGGAAACTATGAAAACACACGAAGGTTTATTGGGTTCGGTTGGATTACTATATCCAGTTCCATTACCACCACAACATTCATCTTATTATGAACACTATCTACGCTTCGGTTGGCCTGAACAAGGTAACAATGATAAAACGGTGCAAGTTGATTTAGTTGGGCATAGTTGGTTCTTTAAAAAAGAATGGTTATCTCATATGTGGAGAGAACAACCTGACCCTAAGTATAATACTTGTGGTGAGGATATGCACTTCTCATATATGTTACAAAAATATGCTGGAATAAAAACGTTTGTACCACCACATCCTCGTTCCGATATGGAATTGTGGGGAAGTACAAAGGGCGGAACTTATGGTGGTGATGCTAATTCTCTTTGGGAAAGCAATCAAAGAAGTGTTGAGGGAGTTCCCTTTAAAGAATTAATGAATCAGTATTTTAGAGAACAAAGATTAAAAGGTTGGAAATTAGTAAATGAATAAAAAATATCCCATATTAATATGTTTCGGAACTAGACCGGAATGGTTAAAGATAAAGCCTTTAATTAAAATAATGGACCGTAGTGAATATAAATTATTCTTTACGGGTCAGCATGAAGATTTACTTA